AAACCTTTTGGTGGAGCAGCAATCTCTGCATCAGCACCTTTCACAAGTTTGAAATCTCCTAGTGGAGTTAGATACAACAAGTCAATACGACCAATATAGAAGTCGAAGTCATAAAGGAAGTTGGAGTTATCTTTTGGAATATCAATAGTTGACGAACCAGTTCCAGCAAAACTTCTGTCCTCAAAGTTGAACGACATAGACGTAACTTTAGTTGCTGGTTGAGACTGAATAGTTGATGAGGTTGTTGTTGCATCACCAACACGAGGTCTGAAGTCAACAGTATTTCTTAAATCATATTCACCAGTAGGTTCTGCAACCTCTGGATCAACACGAGTAGCAGTATAGGTTGGAATTTCTTTGTATGTGATTGAACTGTAAGAATCAACCGTAAAGAAGTCACCAGAACCGTGATCAAAGTTATCAAAGACTATGAGCAATCTGCCAGATGGGATTGCAGCACCAGACTTACGAACCACACGACCAATATCATAGAAGTTATCTCTTTGTCCAGTATCAGTTGTAAAGTTAATTGAAACATCACGAGAACCAGCAGTGAATGTATCTAGTGTTGCAGTCTCTTCACTTTCAGAACCAGTGATTGTTTCTGAAGCCTGGAAGTCTGCACCATTAACTGGAACAAATGTGATTGGTGAAATAGGATTAACAACACGAGCAATCGCACCAGAAGTTGCACCAGTAATCAATTCACCTTTAGTGAACGAACCAGTTGCACCAGTAACCGTCCATTGTGGAAGAACTGGATCAGTAGATGAATCTTCTGAATCATAGATTGCATGAACCTTTAAAATATCTGCAACACCAAGTGAAATCTCTTTATGATGTGCTGATGTTCCGTATTCAGCACCACCACCGATACCATCATTGTCCACAAGAACCATCTTCATACGATTTCTTGTCTTAGTCTTTTCGTTGACAGTTGTTCTTGTGAGTGTTGCAATTAAACGAACTTCTGCAGCGTTTCCTAATAGTGAAGAAGATGTGATTGTTAATGAGTTAGTTCCAGCACCAGCAACTGTTACATTAGAACTACTGAGGTTAATGATATCACCATCAGATGCAGAACCACCACCAGCAGTAATTACAACGAGAACATAGTCCTCATTTGAAACTGCATTGAATGTTTCGTTTGCACCAGCAGAGAATGAAACTTGTCCACCCACTGTGGATACATCCTCAAACGAACGGCGAATAACAACTGAAGTATCTGAAACTCCACCATTGTTTTCTGTCTTGAGAGTTTTGATACCACTCTTCTGTAATTTTCTAAGAAGAAGGTTTTTGTTTTGATCTGTAAGTCCTGCTCTTAATCTAGTTGCAGTTACAGAAGTAACAGCATTAGTAAATGCAGAAGCAACAGTTAGTGTTGTATTATCTGTTACAGCAGTAACTCTTCTTTCTTCCAACGCACCAGAAGCGCCAGTTGGAAGAGAAATAATATCACCAACTTTAAGTTCTGTTTCAAAATCAGTTTGGAAACCGTTGACTGTTGTGCCTGAAGTATATGAAACCAATCCAGCAAGATTAATTGTGTTACTAAGAACAACGTCAGCAGAGAAGTCTGCATCACCTGTATCTGGATCTTCCATGTATACTTGTTTGACAGCAGAAAAGTCTTGTGGAGTAACTGCTGAGATTGTTAAGTCTGTTCCAGAACCAGCGGTTGCATTATCATCAACCACTTCATCTGAAGCTGTGCTTCCAGTAGATTTGATTTCTTCACCAACGGTAAATGTTCCAACAACAGAGGTTAGAACAAGTGATGAACCAGAGGTTGAAGAAGAGACATAACCATATGCACCAGAGTTTACACCAGTAACCTTGTCACCTTGTGATAACTGTCCAGAGCCTGGAGTTCCAGACAATGTGACGTTAGTGAACATACGAATGTCAAAAAGATATAATTTGAATTTTGTATCTGTGGTTGAAGAACCAGCAAGAATATCTGTTCCACTTGCAGTGTTACCTTCAAAGTGTTCAAACCCTCTTGCACGAGCGAAACCAATCTTAGTTCCACTTGCAGTTCCACGAGATGCGGTTTGAGTATCCATCAACGCAATTTCACGATATGGTTCATCAATCTCACCAGAGATAAGAGGTGTAAGTTCTGGTTGTCCATGAACAGTATCAACCACAACATAGTTACCAACCTCAACGGGCGTTACAGCGGCATTGTAGTTCTCAAATGTTCTTGGTTTAAGAACATCAATATATTTTGGGGAAACTGTTTCAATCTCATATCCACGAACATATGCCTTACCAGGCGATAGTTGGACTGAGAGATAGTCATCAGAAGCAACATTACCATCATCAGTAGTTGCACCAATAGCATAGATACCATTGTTGAGACCATCGTTTGCAGTTTCACGAATGTCGATTTGAAAATCACGAACTGTGTAGTCACCAGATTCGTCATAAGTTCTACGAGCAAGTGTATCTCCTAGAACTGAGTATTCTGTGTTTCTTGCTTTCTCTTTGATGATACCATTATCCACACGAATAAGTTCAACAAAGTTTTCGTCAGCAGTAGAGGTAAGTGAAAGTTTGGAAAGTGTTAATGTAAACTTGAGTCTATGAGCGCCTTTTGCATTTACGTTAGAAGTTCCTTGTGCATTGTCCAACAATGAAGTATCTTCTTCTGGTGTCTCCAGCGCTTCTGTAATAGTAAGTCCAACACGATAAGATGGTGTGTTAGTATATTTGTCTAAAACCAATCTTTGATTTGCAACACGAACAAAATGTCCACGAATAAAGTAGACACCCTCTTCAATGTTTGCAGAAGAACCAGTTGCGGTTGCGTTTGTAGCATTCAACTGTGCAGAATCAATACCACTTCCAAAAGAACCTACTGTTCCGTTTGCAGAGATTCTTTCTCCGTTTTGGAATACAGTTGTCACATTATCAGAACCAGTTCTAATATACTTTACAAATAGTGTAATAGGGTCTTCTGTAGTTGCAGCGACTGCTTGAATAACTTCAGCAACAACACCAGAAGTTGAACCTGTAATTCTTTTGCCAACATAGTCTTGGATTTGTCCAGAGATGTCTGTTGAACTTAATGTGGAATCTAATTTAACAGCATAGTATTCGTTTGTAAAACCAACAGCGCCAGGAATAACCACTGTTCCCTCTTTGAACACATGGCGTCCATGTCTTTCAATTTGGTTCTGTAGGATAGACTGTAGTTGAGTTAGTTCTCTTGCCTGAACTGCGAAGCCTGGACGAAAGAGAACTCTATGAAAGTCTTTGTTTTCAGCAAAGTCATCATAGTATGGTGACACATTAAGATTGGTTTTTTCCATTGTTTAGAATTCCACTACGATTTTAATATCTTCTGTTTGGTCAGATGCACGAGAAATCGGGCGTCTGTTTTCGACATATAGAATATGTCCACTGTTTGGTTCAAGTTCTGGGTTTGCATAACCACTTGTGAAAACCAGATTTGTTCCACCAGCAAGTGTTACTGTATCTGTTGGGTTTGCAGATGGTAATGTTGCAGCACCAGAGTTAGCACCAGTAATAGTGTTTGTTCCACTGAATGCAACTGTATTACCATTTGCAGCAATACCATAGTCTGTAAATCTTTCTTGAGAGTAATAGAGGATATTGTTTGATGCATCCCATTCTACAACTCTACCAACGGCACCAGTTGTTGATTGAGTAATCTTTTCATCAATCTCATATGCGACTGATGGAGCAGATGCCATCTTGATAGCATATGATTGTCTGCGAGTAGATGCAGTTGAAACAGTTGTTGTTCCAAAGTTGTATGGGTCTTTTACAATACCAACTTCTCTAAAGTCGTTTGCAACTGTAACATCATCACCTTCTGCCTGTTCTAGTTTAGTGTTCATCATAACATAATGAGCACCAAGTTCTGATACTGCGTTGAACCCATGTCCACCCTTTGGTGAAATGATTGGAACAACTGCACCACCTGTACCCGAACCAATGTTACCAGCAGTAGTCAAAGCACTATCTGTATAGACATCTCCCAAGTTTACAGTTCCAAATGTGTACCCTGTTCCAGCAGAAAACATATTTGTTCCCGCCGAACCTTGTGCAGAGATAGCACCACCAGAGACTCTAATTTCTACAATACCATTAGAACCATCCCCATCAATAGGTGAATAATATGTTCCGTCTGTATATCCAGAACCAACAGTTACACGAACTACATCAATCGCACCATCAGTTGCTGCAGCAGATACAGTTGCATCTGTTATAACTGGAATAAAATCTGAAGTCAAAAACTTTTGAATGTCTGAAGTTGATAGACTGTACATATATTGCAAAGTATATCCACCAAGTTCAAATGGAGTTGCAGAAGTAGAAGTTGGTTCTGCACCACTATACGCTGTTCCACCATTATTGTCAAGAACTTTATAAATTCTATATTCAGAAGTCATAAAGTGAAAAGTTGAATCCCAAAGATTTGACACACCAGAAGTTGTTGTATTAACAGCACTAATGTCGTGTTCATACATATCGTATGTTGTTCCGTTTGTCCAGTTTCTACGAGGGATAACATAAGAGACATCAGAAGATGAGATTAGTTTGGCAGCGAGCATTGAATCCCATTTATAAAACTCTGTAGTTACATCATCTCTTGGAGTTGGGGGTGCGTTGTCATCGCCACCAGATGTTGAATTGGTAAAAGGAGAACTCTTACCAATGAACAAATAGTATGTAGATGCAGCAGCTTCAGAGAAAGACTCGTAGAACTGTTCTGCATTATGTTGTCTGAATTTTTCAGTAATAATCGCTGCCATTGTTTTTTCCTATAATCTTATTTATTCTGCATCCAAAGAAGCAATGTAATCATTATATGCAGTAACAACTGTATCAGTATGAACTGCACTTGCGATTGCTTGAACTTCTGCACTCTCACCAGAAACATCTGCGCCTGGAACAACAGTGTGTCTGTGGAATGAACGAGAAATCTCTGTTCCATCTTCTTCAATAATCGTGGCAGTTCTCACTTGAATAATCTTGTGAGTTCCTACGATTTCAATTTTATCTTCTTCTGTTCTTTTAGTTATTGCCATTTTATTTTCTCCTGTCCGCCCCTAGAGTCCACTAGAGGTATAAAATTATGCATTTGTTTTATATGTTAAATCAATTAAAAAGGTATCGTTTGTTGCAATCCCTGCCGCTCTCATAAACTGGGTGCCCTCTGGGCTTTGGATTGCAGCAGCTGTTGCACCACCACTGATAAAGAGTTGCCCCCAATAACCAGTTCTTTGATCTTCTCTTACTGTTCCAAGTCCACTTCTGTTACCAGCAGGAAAAGTATCGTTTATAGAAGCAAACGGAAGCCCACTAAAACTGTCTATTCCACCACTTCCAGAACCTACATTAGTAACTTTTCCATACCCCCAAGCATGAACAATGTTTCCAATTTTTGTATATCTACCAAAGCCAGTTTGACTAGTAAATGAACCACCAGATGGCCCGAGAAAAGGAGTCCATGTGCCTTCTTCATAATCGTCAAGGGCGTTTGTTGCAGCAGTGTCACCGTTAAAGGTGATACCGCCAGAACTAAGGATACGCATCTTTTCAGTGCCATTTGTTGCAAACGCCAAGTAATTACTTACTGGATCGCCAACAATTTGGATATTGTTATTCGCCGCATTTGATCTCCAGTAAATATTTCCAGTATCGGCAGAACCAGAATTAACATTGAATGTCATCCCTACAGTTCCCGAACCAGCAGGATTTGTAAGTTCTAATTCATTTGCGTTTGCATTACCAACAGCACTACCAGAACCCACCAATAGATTACTATCAGCAGTTAATTTGCCAGTAACATCCAGTGTTCCTGCCACATCAATATTCGTATCTAGTTTTGCAGAAGTGACTGCACCATCGGCGAGATCGGCAGTATCCACCGCACCGTCAAAAATTGCATTTGCTTTAATGGTATCAATTGCCATAATTCTCTATCCTATCTTATGCAGATGTAATTGTTTCCCATGCACTACCAGTATAAACCTGTAGTTTATTTGTTGCAGTTAAGTATGCAACCATACCAGCGGCAGGAGATGTAATTGCAGTATCCCTTGCAGTTGTATCTGCATACACGGCTGCTTGGAAGTGTGTGCTAGAACTTAGTTCAGTAAATGAACCAGCGGATGGTGTTGTACCACCAACGATACCATCTACGTTACCAGTTACGTTACCTGTTACATCACCAGTGATATTACCAGTGAATACACCAGCGATTGCACCTGTTCCAGTAATAGTAGGGTCAGTTAATGTCTTGTTAGTTAGTGTCTGTGTTGCAACTTCTGATACAAGAGTTGAGTTTGCACCAGCAGGAAGCAACAATTCGTTTGTTACTGCCGCACTGTGTGGTTGTGGTTTGATTGTCTGTCCGTGTGCATTAGTTTCACAGTTAAGAACAATTGCACCTTCTGTTGCAGAACCATCACCACGAACTTCAACGATTTGAGTTGCAGCAGTCAACTGTAGATTACCAGATGATGTTGAAACATTACCTGTTACATCACCAGTTAGATTTCCTGTTACGTTACCAGTTACGTTACCAGTTACGTTACCTGTCACATCACCAGTAATGTTACCAGTGAATACACCAGCGATTGCACCGGCACCAGTAATTGTTGGTGCAGTCAATGTCTTGTTGGTTAATGTCTGTGTTGCAGTATTCAGTGTTACTGTGTCTGTTGTAAGAGTAGAACCATCACCCAATAGAGTGTATACTTCTACGAAGTTG